AACCTGTTCGTGATTGGGCTGCTCAGCCTTTGCCTGACGGCCTGCGCGGCAAAGCCGCAAGTGGTGACAAAGACCACAACAATAAGGCTGGAAGGCCCTGAACTGGTCTCATGCGAGCGCGTCAATGCAGATGATACAGACCTGCGTGACAACGGCGATGTGTGGGAGCTGAAGGATCAGGCCATCAAGCTGCTCGACACGTGCGCTGACCAGGTCGATGCGCAGATCGTGCGTAGCAAGAGTAAGTAGCTTTTCAATTTGATGCGCCACACACGGTGCGAGGACTTCACATGAATGATCAAGCGATTGAGCAGGAGATTCAAGATAAGGGCCTGACTGCTCCACGCATCACGCCAGGCGACGTCGAGCGCAACATCCGAAGCGAGTTCTACTTCACAGCTGGTGAGGGTGTGTTGGGTCAAAGCGCTATGGGTACCAAGCCAGCCGGTAACGCCGACAGCTTGAACCGCCTCACCTTCTGCGTGTTGGTATTGGCGAATGGCTTCACCGTGACTGGTGAAAGCGCCTGCGTTACCAAGGCGAACTTCGACGCTGAGATCGGCAAGAAGGTCGCCCGCCAAAACGCCATTACTAAGATCTGGCCGTTGATGGGCTATGAGCTGACTGAGCGCCTGCACTCCGCGCAGTGAAGAAGTCCTGGTACGTCACAGTGCCGGGCTACCCATCATTCCCCATGATCATGCCGGAAGACCACGACCACGCTGGTGCGTTGGCATTCGCGCGAGGCAAGTGGCCGGCCTGCACAGTTGAGTAGATCCCCATGAACATCGACGATCTATCCGTAAAGCTCGGCGTAAACGTCAGTGCGAACATCCTGCATCCTGCACCTGGTGATCTTGTTGTGCTGAAGGTGGAGAGCTTCCTCAGTTCCTCGCAACGCGACGCCGTCGAGGCGAGTATCAAGCCACTCTTCACCGAGTTTGGCTGCAAGTTCTTAATGCTCGAAGGTGGTTCCGATGTGTTGCTCATCAAGAAACCTGTTGCCGGACCATCCGGGCAGGACTGTGAGCAAATCGGTAGTGGTGATTTGCGCACTAACGACGCCGCAAGATCCGCGTTCTACGAGCGTGCCACCGGCGTCTCGAAAGGTCAGGATGCGTCGGCCTGATGGCTTGCTCAACGTGTGCAGCCGTACGCAATCGAGCCCTGAAGTTTATGAGGATCGCCAGTGAGAGAATCAACCAGTTGCGTCAGCGTGGCGACGATCATCCCGGCGGCCAGCCTGAACCCGAACTCCCCGATGCCGACAATGGGCACGCGAGTGATGCTGAGCGACGGCACTGAGCTTACAGGCATCATGTCCATCACCATGACGGCAGAGCCCGGTGGTGTATGGAAGGCGACCATCACAGTCATGCCAAAACACGTCGAGCCCATTTCGGCCGAGGTCGTGTTGATTGAGACCGACGAGCCTCTCATTATCGATGATCAACTCCTTGAGGTCACAGCAGTAGGCGACTGTGTCCGCCGGCTTGTGAAGTCTGTTGAGTAGGCTCTCTACACTTCCCCCGCGGATGGCTGAGCCAGCGGGAAGGAAGTTTGCCCAACCGATCCCCGAGTCAGGTAACGAAGGATGGGGATCGGGTCGAGGAGGACGACCGTGGCGCCGCAAGCGCGCCGCTATCCTCGTGCGTGACCAGTACACGTGCCAGGCCTGCGGAACGATCACGCAGGACCTAGAGGTCGACCACATCATCAACGTCGCCCAAGGCGGCAACGATGACGATGCAAACTTGCAGGCGCTGTGCGTGCCCTGCCACAAGTTGAAGACGGCCGAGGAGTCAGCCCGCGGCGCGGGCCGTGGCTGACCGGCCGAAAATCATGCAGAACGCCCGATTGATCGAAGGCAAACGAGAGGCGTTATCGTTTCTACTCTTGGGTGGCCCATGTTTCGGCGCAATTTCGTGCGAAATGCACGGTTTTATCGCTAAATGATACGAATTCTCATTCGCGGGGAGGGCGGGTCTAAACCTTGGGGCTTTTTGCCTCGGACACCGCGCCCGACCGCACGCAGAGATTTTTTCCCCCTCACAGGTTTTTTGTTAAATGGCACTGACCCCGAAAAAGCAGGCATTCGTCGCTGCCAAGAGGGAAGGTGCGTCCAACAAAGATGCAGCAATAGCCGCAGGTTACGCGGCGTCCAGCGCTGCCCAAGCTGGTGCGCGGCTGGCTAAGGATCAGTTCGTAATCGCTGCTCTGGCTGGTCCCACCGTTAACAAAAAAGTTAACAAATTTGTTAAAGGGGACGCGCCACCCAAGTCGAATGCGAGCACGACTCACCAAGACGATGCCGGGGAAGACAGCCCTGGTGATGCGAGCTTCGACTTGGTTAAGGCCATGCGCTTCTCGGACCCCAAGGAGTTCCTGCTGGCGACGATGAACGACTTCGAGACCGACTCGAAATTGCGCGTCGACGCTGCGAAGGCCCTGATGCCATTCATTCATCCACGCAAAGGCGAGGGCGGCAAGAAAGAGGGGAAAGAGAACGCTGCCAAGATCGCGGCCAAAGGAAAATTTGGCGCCGCACCTCCACCCCCGGGTCATCTGCGAGTAGTGAGATAAATGAACGTACCCGTCTGGGACACTTCGTGCCCAGACTGGGAGACGAAGATTGTAAATCGCCAGTCCCTCGTACCATTTGCCCCTTTATTTCCGGACGAGGCGCGAGCGTGCATGGAGGTCCTGAACAACCTCCGGATCGTCGATGCACCAGGTAGCCCGCTGATTGGCGAGTCTTGCGCCCCTTGGATTGATGATCTTGCTAGCGCTATTTTTGGCGCCTACAACTCCAATACCGGCGAGCGGCTGATCCAGGAATTCTTTCTCCTGATCAGCAAGAAGAACGCGAAAAGCACGATCGCCGCCGCGATCATGCTGACGGTGCTGATCCGCAACTGGCGGCAGTCGGCAGAGTTCATCATTCTGGCCCCCACTATTGAGGTGGCGAACAACGCTTATGCCCCAGCGCGGGACATGATCAAGCACGACGAAGAACTGTCGGCGCTGCTGCACGTGCAGGACCACCTGCGCACGATCACGCATCGCGAGTCCGGCGCGACCCTGAAGGTGGTGGCCGCTGACCAGAACACAGTAGGGGGCAAGAAGGCTGCGGTCGTGCTGGTGGACGAGCTTCACCTGTTCGGCAAGAACCCGCATGCAGCTAATATGCTGCGCGAGGCTACCGGTGGCTTGGCTTCGCGGCCGGAAGGCTTCGTTATTTACCTGACGACGCAATCGGATCAGCCGCCGGCGGGGGTGTTTCGCGAGAAGCTCCAATATGCCCGCGGAGTGAGAGACGGGACGATCCTAGATCCCAACTTCTTGCCGGTGATCTACGAGTTTCCTGAACGAATCCTCAAGGCACAGGAGCACCGAAATCCCGAGAACTTCTACATCACCAACCCGAACATGGGGTACTCGGTGAGCGAGAAGTTTCTGATTCGGGAGATGAAGAAAGCCGAAGAGGCAGGTGAAGCCGAAGTTCTCGGCTTCATGTCGAAGCACCTCAACGTCGAGATTGGCCTGGCCCTACGCTCAGATCGCTGGGCGGGGGCTGACTTTTGGTCAGCCGCCGCGGTACCAGTTTTGACGTTGGACATGCTGCTGTCGATGTCCGAAGTGATCGACGTCGGTATTGACGGGGGCGGGCTTGACGACTTGTTGGGCTTCGCTGCTGTAGGGCGTGATAAGCGGACACGGGACTGGCTCATCTGGACTCATGCATGGGCCCATCCATCAGTTCTCGAACGCCGAAAGGCAGAAGCCCCTCGGTTTCACGACTTCCAAAAGCAGGGAAACCTGACGCTTTCAGCGCGTATCGGTGATGACGTGAACGACGTCGCCGATTTGGTGGAGCAGATTGAAGAGTCTGGCCTTTTGGACAAGGTAGGTGTGGACCCGGTAGGCATCGGCGCCATCTACGACGCAATGATCGAACGCGACATCCCTCCAGAGAAGATCGTCGCTATCAGCCAGGGCTGGAAACTGGGCGGTGCGATCAAGACCGCAGAGCGAAAGCTTGCAGAGGGCGGCATGAAGCATGGGGGGCAACCCATGATGTCGTGGTGTGTGGGCAACGCGAAGGTTGAGCCTCGCGCGAACTCTATCCTGATCACCAAGCAAGCCAGTGGGTCGGCCAAGATTGACCCACTCATGGCCTTGTTCAACGCTGTGACGCTGATTTCTTTGAACCCGGAAGGCCGGGGGAATGACGACTTCATGGCCGCCATCCGAGATCCGATAATCGTATGAATCCACTGAACGTATACATCCTGCTCGCTCTGTGCGGCTTTGCCTCGGCAGTTGCTGGGGTATACGTGCTGCAGGGGCTGGGCTGGGCGCTGATCGCCGGCGGACTTTCGCTACTTTCAATTGCTGGTTTTGTGCGCAAGGGGCTGATCGGTGAGTAAATCCTTATCGGCGGTGCTCGGCCGCGCCGCGCGTAAGCCGAGTGCATCGCTTAGCGAGTGGCTGGGCAAGCCTATAGGTCTGAGCGACGGCGGCTTCTGGAGCCAGTTTCGCGGTGGCCAGTCCAGCTCGGGCAAGACGGTCACCGTCGACAACGCCATGCAGCTATCGGCCGTGTGGTCCTGCGTTCGGATCGTCTCCACTTCGGTTGCAGGTCTGCCGATGGGCGTGTATCGCCGCCAGCAGAACGGTGACCGTGAGGATGCTCGGCAGTTCGCCCTCTATGACGTGATCCATACGAGCCCAAATGAGGATATGACGGCTTTCCAATTCTGGCAGGCCATGGTCGCTTCGATGCTGCTGCGGGGAAATGCGTACGCGGAAATTCATCGTGCTGGCTCGCGCGTTGTTGCTCTGGACTTCCTGCTACCGGGGCGCGTGGATCTTGACCTTGGCGATGACGGCAGGGTGACCTACTGGTTCCGACCACGTAAAGGTGCTCGGCGCCAGATTGAACGCGAGAACATGTTGCACATCCCGGCGTTCAGCCTGGACGGCCGCGTAGGGCTGTCGGCGATTCGCTATGGTGCGGACGTGTTCGGCGCGGCTATGTCGGCCGACGATGCAGCCAACGGCACGTTCAAGAATGGCTTGCTCCCGGCCGTGGCGTTCAAGGTCGATCGAGTGCTCAAACCTGAGCAACGCGAGGAGTTTCGCGACTATGTGAAGCAGGTTTCAGGCGCACTGAACGCGGGCCGGTCGCCAGTGCTGGAGCAGGGCATCACGCCAGAGTCCATTGGCATTAACCCGGTGGATGCCCAGTTGCTTGAGTCCAGGGCCTATAGCATCGAAGAGGTCTGTCGTTGGTTTGGAGTGCCGCCTTGGATGGTCGGCAAGACTGACGCAGGTAGCAACTGGGGGACCGGGCTTGAACAGCAGATGATTGCATTCCTGACCTTCAGCATCAGTTCCATCACCACCCAGATTCAACAGTGCGTGAACAAGCGGCTACTAACTCCTGTTGAGCGCCAATCCTACTACGCAGAGTTCTCGCTCGAGGCCTTCCTCAAGGCCGACAGTACGGGCAGGGCAGAGTGGTACAGCAAGATGACGCAGAACGGGATCATGACCCGCGACGAATGCCGCGTTAAGGAAAACCTCCCACGCCACGGCGGCAATGCTGCGGTCCTCACCGTTCAGACCAACCTGGCGCCAATCGACAAGCTCGGGCAGTCCACCGACGGGCAAGCCGCTCAAAACGCTTTGAAAAACTGGCTCGGCCAGGCTCAGGAGTAACCATGCCATTGAATGTGAATGCTCGCAGTTTCAACTGTGAGCTGAGCCCGCGCGCGCTCGATTTGTGGAATCCAGATCTGCGCGCCGCGCTGGAAGCCGGCACTGACACCATCACCATGTACGGCATCATCGGCGAAGACTGGTACGGGGAGGGGGTTACGCTAAAGCGGGTCGACGCTGCGCTGCGCTCCATCGGTGACAAACCGGTCACCGTCTATATCAACTCGCCAGGCGGCGACATGTTCGAGGGGATCGCAATCTACAACCGCCTGCTCGAGCACTCGCAGGAAGTCACGATCAAGGTTCTCGGCCTCGCGGCATCGGCGGCATCTGTCATCGCAATGGCTGGCGCCAAGCGGGAAGTCGCGAAGACAGCTTTCCTGATGATCCACAACTGCTGGACTTACTTCGCCGGAAACCGCCACGCCATCCGCGAGCTTGCGGACACGATGGAAGAGTTCGACCGCGCGATGATCAGCCTCTATGCCGACACCAGCGGCCAGGATGAAGCCGCGGTCGAGAAGATGCTCGATGCTGAGACCTACATGAACGGCTCGAACGCCGTCGAAAAGGGTTTCGCGACCGGCCTGATCTCTGCAGCCGAAGTGGAGCAGGCCCCCAGCGAAGAAGGCAGTCAGGCGCACTCGGCCCGCAAGCTCGACGCTGCGCTCGCCAAATCAGGGATGCCGCGCAGCGAGCGCCGCAAGCTCATCTCAGGAATCAAGACCAGCACGTCTAGCGCTGCTGGCGGCGACACGCTTCGCGCTGTCGTGCCGGGCAAGCCTAGCGCTGCCCTTGATGTATCCGCGTTTGAAGAAACCGCAAATCAGGCGTCGGCACTTCGGGGGCTCATCCCCGCCTGCTGATCGACTGGCGCTGCAACCCATT